GTTCATGCCGCCATCGTAGCGATGGCGGTGAGATAGGTGGGATTAGTCTGGGTTTGGGGTGCTTGAAGAAATCAGTCCGGCTCTCATTGCTCGCTTCCTACTCAAACCAAACAATTGACAAAAGCAACGAGGCTTATTCTCACAGTTTATCCAATCATTAATTGCTTTTTCGTTGTTTTCGCAAAGCGTCCAGTCTTTACTCTTGCAGATATCTGGACTTTGATAATTAGCAGTGAATTTAATACATTCGTGCTTTCTAAGCTGCTCAGCTCTCTGCATTCTAAATTGTTTGAAATCTTCGTATTCGTCCTTGTCCATCACTACTTACCATTTGCTCGCAATGTAGAACAAAAATACACGGATTATAAAATTTTCAAAGAGGATCTTACTCTTTTGTTTTTTGAAAGACAAAAAAGCCCGCGCATGGCGGGCTGGCGTTTATCGACTTAGCGTATCGATTAGCTTTCCTTGCTGCGACTGAAGGTAGTCGAGTAAAACAGCGAGTTTACGCGTAGAACATAGTCCCTCGGGTACTGCACCCAACAATTCGGCGAGCGCCTCTTGGCATGTGGTAAGCGTGTTTAGCTCTTCTAAAAAGTCTGTATTATCCATTTGCATTACTCCTTGCAAAAATAAGCGTGAGAGATACCGATAATTTCGCTCTCCCAGTGGATGCCTTCATAATCTGCCAGCCATTTGCGGGCTGTTTTATCATCCTTTTTGAAACCAGCAGCCGCCATTACATTTGTTTTATTCGCCCCCGGGTGTTGACGAAGGTACTGGACAACGTTTTGTATGAACTGGTGTTTTTTATGCTCGAAGTATTTATTGCTGGGTGATTTTCTTGTGCTGGCCTTTTTAGTGTGCGACAGCTGCTGTTCTAACAACTGGGCTTTGTCGCGGTAGAGCTGCAACAACTCGCCTTGCAAGTCTTGATTGGTAGCCTGTAATGCTTGTACTGCACTGTTGTCGTGCTGTTTATTATGAAGAGCTTCGGCCATTTGATTAAATGCATTGATATACGCTTCTTTTATGGCGGCGGCTTGCTTGCCTGTAAAGCCCATCACCAAGAACATGAAACCGTCTTTAGTGACGTTGTACATAGGCATCATACGCTCGTTTGTATTTTTAAACTCGCACTGCTCAAAATTGAGCTGTGCAAAGTACTTAGAACAATCAAGCTCTCTAATTGCTCGCAAAACATTGCGGTGCTCTTTACCAAACACTTCTGCAATGCGAGTTGATGAGGTGTACAGTTGGTTGTCTTTTATCGATATGTAGTGGCGCAAGTCCACATCTGGGAGTTGGTTGACCATAACGGCCTCCTTTTTTGTTTCAGTAGTTTTTTGCAATATGGGTGTCGAGCGTCAACTAGAGTCACAAAGCGGTCCCCGATATTGCGGCCTAACTCTGGGCGCTATTCCCCTTGCGGGTATTTTATTCACGCCTCTTCACTCGACAGTGAAAAATGGTGGTCGGGTGTCAACTGAAGCCAAAAAAGAAGCTCCGGGCGGTATTCCCCTGCGGGTGTTGTATTAACGCCTCTTCACCCGACCATTGAAAATGGACGGATTTATGCCTAACTTACAGGCATAAAAAGGCCGCAAGGCTAACGGGTGCGGTAGGCCGCTTTTTTGTTTCAGTGCGGCAACCTTAATCCCGTGCGTGCGGCGTGTCAATGTTTCCTTATGCAAATGATTGGGTATTTGTGCAAAACGTGTAGAAGGTCTACAACAGCTACAACTACAACAATTGGTAAAATATGCGGGTGTGGCGTTTAGAGCTTTTCCAGTAAATACCGTCGTATTTTTCTAGTCGAGCGCGCGCGGTTTTATCATCTTTAGCATATCCAGCGGCGTTAAGCAGGTCGCCTTTTCCAACTTGGCCTTCTCGAACTAGTACATGCTTAACTTGGTTTACGAACTCAAGGTCTTGCTCTGAGGCTTGCGCTTCAATTAAATCTACTTCTTCTAGGTTTAGCGTATTCGGATCGATATCAAATGCCTTATCGACGATAGCAGCTCGCTCTTTTCTTACTTCAAGAATTACACCTACGCCTTCAGCAAGCTCACGCTTCTTAAGCTGATACATATTGTCTAGGCTATTTCTAATTGCATTGCTGCCCTGGTAATTGCGACCGTCTTTATTGCTGTGACCGAGTATAAGAATGGTACCGCCCGCTTCTCGAATATCTTTTAGCAGGTTCATTACCAGTCCGATTTTGGCTTCGTTGTTTACATCGGCGAAGTCTCGAAGACTGTCTACAAAGAAGATCATGTTTTCAAATTGATTAGCAGTAGCGTTTTCTGCCAACGTTCTTAAAAGTTCGAACGGGGGCAGGGGACTCTTACTACGTTGCACATAGTGCAAGTTTGCATGAGGGGCGATAAGCAGTTCGTGTACTTTGCGTTCTTTCAATACGCTTAGTGGGTTGTCGAAATCCAAGTAGAACACTTGTTTCATTCGTGGGGCACAGTACTTCGCTAGCGCAAACGCCAACCAGCTTTTGCCGTTCCCACCATCGGCATACACCATGGTCATCATGCGCTTAGTGATGAACCCTTCAATAACGAAATCTATCTTTTGATTAAAATCAGCTTCGCACAGGCTTGCTTGTGTGAGTATTTGGAGCATTTATTGGTCCTTTCTTATTAGAGTTCTTCTAGCGCTTGGTATTTGATGGTGTGGTACACGCCACCAAAATGTTCAATGTCTTCATCTGTAAAGCCAGCAGCAATCAAATGGTCTTTGGTTAAACTTTCAAACAGTTTGAATAAAAGCTTAGAGCCGCGTTTAGAAAGCTCCACACAGCCAAACAACTCATCCATTGGAATCTCTTCAGACTCGGTTTCTTTTTCTATCACTGGTATTTCTCCTGATAATTTGTTGTTACCGCCGTAAAGCAGTTTGTTTAATACTGGCGTTACTCTTAAACCTTCAAACTGAACTCGTCGCACTACTTCTTTGACGACGGTTACAGGGAGCTTGCTTCTAGTTGCCAATTCGCGAGTGCTTTCAATTCCTCTGCCATCTAAAATGGCATTGAGCTGTAATTGCGTAATGGTGTGGCCGAGTACTTGTAGAGTCATCGTTTCACCTACAAAAGCTGTGGTTGAATTTTGTTGCGATATTCTTCACGCTTGGTGCGCAGAATCTCGTAAACACGAATTTGATTGAGTTCAGGACAGTATTCTTTTCGTATCTTTTCTACTGTCCAGTTGTGGTTGTGCCACAAACGAAACATTTGAATGTCTCGTAGTTCTTGTTGAAGGCGCTCACCGCGTGGTAAGTATCTACACTCACCACCTTGGTAATGCGCTATTTCTGCGATAAGTTGGCAGCTCAGCTTGTACGCCTTGTTATCTTCGATATTTGCCTTTTTAAGGCGGCGCTCACAAATTAAAACCAATGCCCACAAGTGCTCTTTGTATCTGGCCATGGCTAGTGCTTTGTCGTCAGCTAAATCCGGCAGGTGCTCCAATAGTGAGTCAAAGTCATCGTCAAAATCGAACTGCTCTTGATTGCTCACGGCATCAGCTCCTCAAAAGCGCTTTTTACATACTCGTAAGGCGCTTTTTCTGTACTCCACACCTTTCTATGACCTTTCAACACGGTGTACCCTTCAGCAATGAGTTTTATTGCCATCTCACGTCGGTGCCAGTTCTTTAGTGACTCCAGTACTTGTGCCAAGCTCTCATCTTTCAGCCAGCCCACGTGCGACACGTTAACAATGCGAGACACATAGGCGTCTAATGCACTCTCAGAACCGTCTCGCACAAAACCTTGCTGATACATGGTTATCCAAATAGCACGTATTTTGTCTATTCCCGTACCTTTTGACTTGGGTGACAGTCTGCGTCCAGAAGATGCTTTTCTGACTTTGAACCCTTTATCTTTCATTTCGTCCATGACGCGCTCAAGCTGTTCTACGTTCATGCCTGCGCATGAATTCGTCCCTGTAACGCGTTGAAGCAAGTTGCGGTAAGTGTCTTCATCCATTTTGAGCTGCGCTTTTGCGACATGAATTTTGGTAATTAACCCGCGTTTGATAGACATTTATTCGTCTCCGATTGGCAAGCTGTCAGCCGCGCCTTGAAAGAACGCTTGAGCAAACAGCAACGCTGCAACTAAAAGAGAAAACACACCTCCCCAGTTGTGTCCGAAGTAAAAGCAATACGCAGCGGCGTAAAGAAACATCATAAATAAACAAAGACGTAGCATGGTTTTCTCCTTTCCCTAAACAAAGCCCTGAACGTTCAAGGCTTTGGTTAAGGGCCCCGAAGGGCCGCTTGTTAGTTAGCTGGCATTATTTCTAGCCACTTTTCGTTGTTGCTTTCGTCGTGATACACGTTCATCACGTAAGTTTCTTCTACTCCATCAACGTCTGACGGCAGCTGCGCAACGGCTTCGGCTAGCTCTCGTTTCGAGCCAATGTGGGTTCGGCTAAGCACTTTCGGTTGTTTGCTCATTTTTCAATTCCTTGTTGGTGTCAGTAGTAATGTCTGAGATATCCAGGGCAAGCTGGCGATACGTGCCATCTTCAAGACGGAAATAAATGCGGAAGTACTCAGCACTGCTATCAACCTCAATGGCGTCAGCCAGTGCGGTCATGGCCAGTTGCCATTGCTCGTCTTGAATGTTGTGTTGGCGAAGGCTTAGTACCTTGGCAGCGCTAAAGCGCCCGTGCTTATCGGTTTTAAATGCGCCTTGCACAATGGCTTGGAGGTTCTTGTTGCTGCCTTTCGACCAGCGTTTGATGCACTCGTCAATCATTGCTTTTGCGGCTACAAGGTTTTCGTTGAAACACAATCTGTCTTGACGGCTGCGCTCAATCTTTATGCGACGGTCAAAACTATAAAGCGTGACATTGCCCTTGGTGCCGCCCAAGCGTTTGTCATAATTCTTCATTGCGTGACTTACAAACTCAGCAACGTCTCGTTTCAACTTTTTGGTGAACGCTTGTAGTTCGTCATGCACCAAAATTGCGTTAAGAAAGAGCTCTCTTGTCAATTTGTCGCGCTCAATCTCAAGCGGCTTGATGCGGTCTTTGCGGCGTAGGTTGCCCTCACCATCTTCCATAAAACCTTGCGGGGCTTCTGGTTGGGCAATTTGATAAAGCTTGTCGATAGATGTCATGCGTTTAATTCCTGTTGTGGTTCTTCATTGGTTAAGTGCCATTGCACCGTGCAGCCGTATAGTCGTGTAGCCATCATGTGACAGCGGCCAGTGTGCGTTCCCGTAATTGAAATCAGTGTTCCTTTAACCCGCTTATCTCTCGGCGGGAGGATATTGATAACGGTGGATGTGTCTTGGATAGACAGGCCAGTGATGGCACACCCTTGTTTGATTAGGTGCGTCATCGCCAGGCTCGCCTTATCCACTCTTTTCTTAAAAGCAGTGTTATAAGCGTTCATTGCTTGCTCCTGTGTATGCAGTTTTGGCACGCTCTAAAAAGCCTGACGCGCTGCGGGTTACTTGCCGAAAACGGTCTTATCTGTTCGTTTAAACAGCGTTTAACCGCTATTGAACCAAGCACTGGACAGGTCACTGTTAAATTTGCGTACGCTGCCAGTACTTTCTTTTCAATATTGCTAATGCTTCCTGGGTACTTTTTATTAAGCACCTGAGAAAGTGTGGTCTTACTCATGCCCGTGTCTAACTCAACCTGACGACGACCCAATTCCTTGACCTTGTTCGCTAATAATTCATACCAATCCATGTTTCCTCACTTAGCCACAGCAGTAGCTGCTACTAGTTTTTTAAGGTTCTGGTCGTATAAGCCTGCTTGTCGGGCTATGGGATACATATGCCCAGTGTTACTCAGTAGTCTGTAGCGGTTGTGCCAGCCTCGGCGTTTTGCCATAGATGCGCGCTTGTTAAAGCCGCTTAATTTCACAACGTACTGGTAACGACACAGGTCAGTGAGGTAGCGCTCCACACTGCTCCTACTGCACTCTGCAAGGGCCACAATTTCAGGAATAGTGAACACTTCTAGATACCTCATGGCTTGCCAAATTTTTTGGCGCTTCGAACCTGGCTGAGGGCTAGTTGTGTTCTTCCCTGGTAAATGTGGCTTTGCACGTGCAACCTTTGCGTAAACGACCGGGTTTGCTTTTCGATTTACCGTTGTTACAGCACCAAGTTGCTTAAGATGGTCGATTACCATTTGCGCTTGGTACAACGAGACTTCCATTTCCTTT